CCGTTGACGATCAGATGCGCAACCCGGTGCGCAAGGGTGTTGGTCTTTCCTGAACCGGCACCGGCAATCACCAGAAGCGGGCCGCTGGAAGTGCAATCCAGTTCAGTGACACCGTGCTCGACGGCCCGACGCTGTTCAGAATTGAGGCCCTCAAGATAGGCGGCGACTGACATGTCAGAATCACCCTTGGATGGGATTAGACGATCGCGAATGCTTGGGTGGCTCGCAACAACTCGTACGGCCGGCGTGCTTATTTTTACTTGCTGCCGCATTTCAAGAGCTGGCTAGGCCAGCGCCACTTCCGGGGCCCGCTTGTGTGTCGGTCGCAATTTACATGCACATCCAAGAGTGTTCCGTTCCCCGGAATGAACTTCGCGCGCGCGGCCGCTTCTTGCGGTAAATCTGCTCGGCAAAGCGCAGCATCATGATGCCGTAGCGTGTCGCCGCCATAAGGTCGTCGCCCTCTTTGACGACCTTTCCATCCTTGCGGTGGAACAGCCGAAATTCCTCGAACCAATCCAGCAACGAGCTAAACACTTTGAGTTTGCCCATTTCCATGCGGGTGAGCATGTCCATTAGGCCGGCCTCGACGCTAACCGATCCGTCTACAAATTGGGCGTGCTGATCAATCATATTGAGGCCCTGGGCGCCGTATTGCTCTGCCAGCGCGACACCGGCACCCTCCAGCGTCTCCCGCCGGCCGTCGCGGGGCCAGGCCCATGGCAGCTTACCCCAAGCGCGGATAGCGCCCGCATGGACGACCGGGGTTGCCTCTCGCAAGCGGTGTGCCTTGATGACGTAGACGATGTCTTGGTCTGCGTCCCAGGCGAGCTCCACGGCCGCGAATGGGTGATCCCACCCGAAGTCCATCGCCCCGATCCGGTGCCAATGGTCCGGAATTTCGAATGGCGCGATCGCAATGGCTTCTTCAGTGACCGGGAAGATACGACCTGAGCCCAAAATCGGAATGCCCTTAGTGCGCGCGTCCCGTTCGTGAGCCGGATAGCTCGTGATGATTTTTTGGCGCTGCTCCGGCGTGAAGTGCTCAGCCTCTTCGATCGTCATAATTGTCACGCTGCGATCGGGCGACTTTTCCAGGAGGAACGACCTCACCACGTCCGACATGCCGAGCAGCGGTGTGAAGGTCAGCCATACCGGCCCCTGGGTGACGTTCGTTCGGGTCAGTCCCTCAGTGTAGATGTCCTGCGGCGGCTCCTCGTCAAACCAGAGCCAATGTAATGTTTCGCCCTGCCATTTTTCTCGACCCTGAACATAGGACTTGAGGCCGATGATACTGTCTGCCACCTGGACGTCGCCGCCGCCACCCCACTTTACAAGGATGGTGTCCACCAAGTCAGAGACACCCCTGCCCGGCACGATATCTCGGATGGCATCTTTGGGGATGGCGCCGGTGCCGTGCTGGCCGATACGGCCAAGCAAGATCCTCTGCGGATTGTCTCGGAGCGTTTCACCGGTGGGACTTCCAACCCAAGCTGCCGTTGGTTCGTTGAACGTCTTACCGGTCCACCAATCGGGATACCGCCCTGTCGCGTGCATCGCACCCTCCGAACCGCCGCCGATGGTCTTGCCGACTTGGTTGGCAGCCATGAACAGCCGCTCGCGATAGGTTGCGCCGGCCGTGTGAAAGGCAAGCTGCTTGGCGTAGGGCTTGTAGTAGCGAAGTCGGTTTTCAGTTGAGCGGCGTTTTTGTTCCGCTGCCAACACCGCCTCGATCTTGTCCAGTTCCAGAGGATTTGAGCCGTCGAATTTCGGCAAGATATTCTGCAATTTCCTCGTCTCCCATGCTTTCCAAGCGTCCATCTTCGAGGACAAATTCCTTCGGCAGCACACTCGCAACGATCTTCAGATAGTCCCGAGGGCTCTCGCGGTAGACAATTTCGATCGCAGTCTTCCCTCGCTCTTGGAAGTGCTCCTGCAATGCGACAATGAAGTCGGCGTGAAGCCGGTTACGCGCGCCCTTCTTGCGACCGCGCGAGCTTCCACCTGGCGCAAACTGACCCGTTTTTTCATCCCGGTTTTTTGGGTCATCCATCACTGGAGTGCCCCTGCCGCCGCGGCCTCGCAAATAGTCCAAATGAAGGCTTCGGTGCTGAGCTGGCGCAGGACATCGCTCATGGGGTCTCTCTCGGTGGCCGAGTGGCAAGCGCCCTGCATCGGCGGCGCATTTTTCCGAAAGAGGTTTTTGCGGGAGCCTCACCGCTCAGCCCGATAACGAGGGCCAATCCGAAAACGCCTTGAGGGGGCGCGTCCCTATGGCTGCGAAGCAGCGATCAGAAATCTAGACGTGACCACGCGATTAATCAAACGCCTTCACCCGTTCTGCACAATACTGAAGGATGCCACGCTGGGCCTGATTGCGACGAGCGGCTTGATGGTCAGCGAAAAAAAGCATCGGCTCTCACCGGATTGGCAAGGCGGCGAGTGGATATTGCGTGCACACCTGAGTGCACAGAGCATTTGGCCGACGGAAATATGGAACTCTTAAAAGATCGTAACATGCTGATTATAAGCCGCTATACATGTTGAAATAAGAATACAGACCATGTGAATACCTATCGCACGCCCTTCCCTTTGCTGCCAAATGCCCTGAACACGACGCCGCCAGGCCGATCGCGGCGGACGCGCGTTGCCACTCTCAGTGCCGCGCGAACGATCGCCCAGCGGTGCTTCCTGGCCGGTTCGCCTGCCAATCTCGGATAGCACCAGCGCGCCAGGTCCGCCGTCGTCATCTCGATGTCAGGGTTGGTCATGAACGCGCGCCAGATCCTGCGCTGGATCTCGCCGGCGTGCCACAAGTCAACAGAAGCGTGCCCTGGGCCGCTAGCGCCGGCCGCCGGTGGCCTGCTCTTCGCCATTGCTCACACCCTGCAGAACTTCTGCCAACGTCGTCTCCAAGGCTTGCACCCTCGCCTCCGCCACGGCGCACCGTGTCTTGAGCGCTCGATTTTGACCTTTGAGCTTGAGGAGCGCTGCCAACGGAACGGTCGTATTTTCCAACTTGTTCCGACTGGCGTCCGACCCACCTCCGGGAGGGGATACGGTTACGGATACGGTACGGTTACGGATTGGGTTGGAGATTGGATACGGTACGGTACGGTCTCTCTCTAAGAGACCGTCCGGGCGTATCTCCCGTATCTCTGAAGGTGGCTTATTCATGTGCGACGGTCCAACGTCCGGCATATTCGCGGACCAAGCCCTTATCTTTCAGAGCGCACCTCAGTTCCCAGAGGGTCGCCTTGCGGGATTTGCCGATGTCTAGGGCGCGGGGTTGCTCGTTCCAGTCTTCGACCGTGAGGCCGCCGGCGCCGGCCTGGTGCAGCAGGCGAAACATCACACGCTGATTTGCTGATAGTTTCGGCTCACCGGCCTTTGCAGGCTGCGGGATGTCCTCGCACGGGCAGATCACGCATGACGTGATGTCTTCGCCATCCTCGTCTTGACCGACGACCACCGCCTCGAGGGTGCTGACAATCTGAGCACCTTGCGGGCCGTCCTTTGCGAGCTCCACCTCGACGACTATCCGATCGCTGGCGTCGCGCTTGACTTCGATCTGAGCTTCTACGGCGCCCGATAACGAGGTGTGGCCCCGAGGCCTGGTACCCTCTACGCCGCAGTGATGCACGATTACGACGGCACACTCGAATGCCTCTCGTATGGCATCGGCCGCCTTCACGTAGGCCGACATATCCTCGTCAGAGCTTTCAGAGCCGGGCATTGACCGGTTGAGCGTGTCGAGCGCGACTGCGATCGGCGGGACGTCACCTAGTTGGTCTCGGATAACCTTGATAAGGACGCGATGGTCTTTCACCAGGTTTAGCGTCACCGGTTGCAGGTAGAACGGAACGGCGCCGGCATGATTGTACATCCGGTGCAGCCTGAAGGCCTCGACGCGAGCTTCAAGCCCACTTTGGCCTTCGAACGCACAATAAACCACGGCCCCGGGTTGCACGCGCCTGCCTCGATATTCTCGATTCAGCGCGGGATGCATCAGACAATCGAATAACCAAAATGACTTTCCACACTTTGGTTTCCCCCATACAACCGCCAAGCCGACGCGCGGGATTATGCCCCTAACCAGGTCGCGCCGCCGCTTGCTTAGCCTGATGTCGTCGAACGGGACCAGTCGAATGCGAGCCGAGCCATCGTCGCGGTGTTTTTCAATCGGAACTATGGTCATGCTGGGTCGTCCCCGCGATAGAAAACCGCAGCGACTCTGATGGGTACCTGCTCCAGTGCAGCGAGATCGTTCGCCGCCTGCTCAGGCGTGATCCACCCGTGTTTCAGGGAAATGCCGATCTCGTCGATTTCGAACTGCACAAGGCGAAGGCCGGCGCTCATTGATCGCGCGTGGGCCATCACCCATTCTTTTCGGTTTTCGGGGTCAGCGGCGCTTGCTATCGGCTTGATTTCGCAGATAGCAGCCAGGGCGCCGTGCGACAGCTTCGGAATGTTCATTGCTGGCCCTCCGAGAACGTCTTGAGGGCGACCTCGATCGGGCCGGTCACCGAATGAGCGATGTCGGTGGCGGCGACACCATGCTGGAGTAGAAGGCTAGCCAGGATCGCCGCGGTGTTGGCGGCCGACGCGACCGCGGTCCCGGCCTTGCCGGGAACCTCAAGAAAGACCTCGGCGAGGGTGCCATCGTCGAAATAGCCCGCGGTGGCCAGATAGGAAAAACCCTCGCATTCGAACCTGACGGATGAATTGATGCGGCGGTTAGGCAGACGCTTGCGGTTATTCATTGGCCACCTGCTTCCTCGTCGATCTCGGCGACATCGATCGGCCGCACGGTCACGACAACGAGCGCCTGGGGCCCGTAGCGCTTTTCGAGCGTCATGCGCGTGATCAGCGCGTCGTCGCGGTAGACCACACCGTTGAGCGCGTCGTTCCAAGCCTTCGCGATGTTGTCGAGGTCGGGCTTTTTGCCGGGCTGGAGTTCGCCGACGATAGCGGCAAGCCGTTTCCGTTGAGGCCAGGATGGCGGCACCGGGAAGATGGCACGCAGTACAAATTCCACGGGCTGATCGAAGGCGGGCTTGTCGCCGAGCTCATGCATGGCCGCGACGCGGATCATGCCCTCATAGGTTCGGGCTTTTTCCGGCGTGTAGTGGCCAATGTGGCCGCCGCGCATGAAGGCGCGGGCGCGCCCCTTGCCTTGGGGCGCCCCTAGCAGGCTGATCGTGATCGGCTGCGCCGTCATCGGTCGCCTCCTTCGGCTTCGAGCCGCGCCGCGGCAACGAACTCGACGGCAACTTTGTTTTCGCGATGTCCAATGGCGAAGTGCCTATAGCCCAGAGCCAATCTGACCGATATCGGGAGTTCCTTCTCGACC